ATTGTTTTTAACTGTGCAGTTGCTGTATCCGCATCCTTCACTAAACTTAAAATATCAGCTTCAAATTTATTAGCTTTAGCAGTTGAAGATGCAATATCCTCAACGACACCTAAGTCAATTTTGTGAGATGCTAATTCAGTTTGTTCGTTTTTGAACAATTTTTCGTAGATAGATTTTTGTGTATTCATACTTAAACAATTTTTAGATTTATATTTGTTTTATTTTTATCCGTTTTGACGTATGATAGTTCTCACTCCGCTGACCTCAGTTTGAGTAGCAGCAGGTTCGTTAACTTCAGCAGTTTTACCGATGCCTTGCGCTTGTAAACTGCCATCACAACATTTAGTTGAGTATGTTTCGTCTTCACATAGGCAGCCTCTTTTGCTACCAGCTCTTGGACTTGCCTTGCTTGGTGTTTTAAATTTGCTCATTAAGTAAATTTTTAAGTTGTTCAATAATTTCATTTTTCTTTTGTTGCTCTAATGACATTTCTAATTTATCAGCGAAGTATCCCTCAATTGAGAAGCCTTTAACCTTGCCAGCTTTTACGTCTTGCCATACCTCATCGTTATCCACTTTCATAGAAATCATCCACGTTCCTTTTGGCAAATTGAAGCCATATAATTGGGATTTATCCGATTTACTATCCTCAATCAACCAAGACTCAACAACAGTCATTCCTTTGACTGCGTCTTTATGTTCGTAGGTAGCGTTGGATTGGTTTCCGTTCTTAAAGAATAACTCCATAGCTTGACGCACGGTGTCCTCAGAAAAGTAGATATAATACTCCTCTTTTTTTTGATTTACACGGTATATTTTTTTATTTGGTATAAGAGCAGCACCCATTAAGATACGCTTCTCTTTGTCTACTTCTTTGAGTTCTACTTCGTGTTTTGATAGTGCTACAAAGTTCTCCTCAATCGCAGGAGATTCGACTACACTCACGGCATCAATTCCGCTCTGCTCGTCTTTAGGGTCAATGATTAATTCAATAACGGTCATATCTATTTAACTTTTTAATGCTACAATGTTGCGTTTTCAATTCGGTTTCTATCTAAACTCTGAGCAGTAGTTACTGAGCCACTCACTACATAAGCCTGAACTGGTTGCTGCTGAAGTTGAGCTAACTGATTAACTCCTGAGTTACCGACTACGTTAAACGATGGAGCTTGTGCTGCTGAACCTGAAAAACTATTTGATAGGTTGCCTCCACCTCCACCTCCGCCTCCACCTCCACCATCAGGAGTTTGTACGGCAGTAATTGCTTTGATGTTTTTAATACCTGCTGCAATAGCCAAACCTGCGTTTATTGGCGCAAGTACAGGACCGACTACTGGAATACCTATTGTAGACGTGTAAGCCTTTTGTGCTGATACAAAAGTTTGAATAGTAGCCTCTGCAATCGCTGCTGCTTTTCCTGCTGCGGTTTGTCTACCAAATAAATCTGCAACTTGTCCGAGAGTATTAGCCGTAGTGTTTAGTGCATCTTCTTGATTTTTTTTCTTTAACGCGTCAAGTTCTTTCTCTTTTTCTATTTTTTCTTTAGCAGCTTTTTCGTCTGCTTCTTTTTGTTTTGCTTTAAATTCTTGGTCTTGCTTATAAGCTATGTCTTGGTATTTTAAGTTGATGTCGTTTTGCTCATTTAGTTTAGCTATTTCAATATTATTTAATGCCTCAGCATTGCCTTTAGCTAAAGTTTCTAATTCAAAGTATTTATCCTGTACTGCTAAAAGTTCTTTTTCTTGGTCTGAAAGTGTGTTTAAATAGTTTTGATTTGCTATCTCTTCTAATTTAGCATCCAGTTGCTGCTTTTGTTCTAATTCAAGTTTGTCAGCGTCAGAATTTGATTTAGCAATTAAATCTTTTTCAGCTTTAATTCTATCTTGCTCCGTTTTGTAACTTTCCTTTGCTGCGTCTTTTGCTGCTTTAATCCTATCTTGCTTGTCTTTAACATCGTCAACTTTGTTTTGATTAACGATGTCTTTTTTATCTTGACGGGCTTGTTGCAAGTCCTCCTTTTCTTTGACTAATGTTTCACGAGCTTGGACTGCGTTTTCTTTAGCCTTTTTGATTAACTCTTCATCGGCTTCCAAGTTGACAAGTTTCTGATACCTTTGCTTCGCTAACCAGTAAATGTTTTCTGCTCGTGCTACGGAATCTTTCTCCAATTCAATGCGTTCTTCAGCTTGTGCAACTTTCATCTTACGAAGCTCTGCAGTTGTAGCACCTTGTGCCTCTGCCATTGCATACTCAAAGTCCTGATTCCTTTTTAAATCGTCAGCTCTCTTGTCTAATTCTTTGGCATTGTCTTTAATAGCTTTAGCACTTTTATTTAAGGCTTGAGTGTAACGTGCATTACGTTCTATCTCTCCTGTAAATACGTTGGCTATTTTGTCAAAGTTTTCAATAAGTAAACCAATACCCACAATAAGGATACCGATTCCTGCAGTCATAAATGCTCTTGACGCAACAGTCATACCTTTAAAAGCAGCTATTGCAGTATTTTTTAAGTCATTAAGAAACGGTAATGATTCTTTTATTCCTTGTACTCCTTGCTGAATAGCCATTGCAGATTGAACTTGCAACATAGCCTTTTCTACTGCTTCTGATTCCACACCAAAAGCACCCATCGCACCCTGTGCTAAGCTGAACCCTGCCGTTACTCCACCTAATGCACCGCCAAGTTTTTGTCCCATATTAGTGGCAGCAGCATCAACCGCCATATCCGTTTGGATTTGTACCTTGCGATAGTTACCAACGGTCTTTAGGAGGTCTTGATATTCCTTTGTAGTGGTTTTACCAGCAGCAGCTAATTCATACAAGCGGTCTTCAGCTTCGCCCATTCGAGCAGTAAGCGGTTGAATTTCGCCATATACGTCTGCAAAACTTGCTGATACATCGTGAGTGGCTTGTGCAAGGTTATCCATTGCATTAACCGCTTGTTTAGTATCTACGTCTATCTTTATAGTTTTAACCTCTGCCATTTCGTTTATTTATAAGTTCTCTTTTACCTTGTTTGATTGCCTTCTTCATAGACGTGTGCAGCTTGTATTTTCCTTTGGCTATTTCTATCTCCTCGCTGATGCCGTAGTGGTTATCTAACTGGAGCATTGCTATTATTTGTTGTATCATTCTATTACTATAAAAATGTTATCAGTAGTCTGCGTTTCGTTAGCGTAATTAAACCTTACACCTATTGTGTACACGTCACCGCTTGTCAAAGGTCCTGTTGTTATAGTTACGTTTTGACTTGACGTTAAAGTTGTTTGGCTTAATGCAATGTCAGCAGCAGAAGGAGTGAGCAAAGCAGTAATACCTCCGTTAGGAATGTTGATTGCAGTAACTGCTGAGCCACCACCCGCAGGTATATTTATAAACGGTACTTTGTTAATCATTGGTCTAAAATCTAAGTAAAGCGAGAACTGAACTTCTCCTGTGGTTAGGTTCGTGTTCATATCGTTTATGATATATCGCTTGTCTCTGATAATTAACCTATCGTTTAATTTTAGGTTTGTCAAAACTCCTACTGGCAAGGTGGTTTTTACCGACACTAACCTTTGTTTTAGGTTGTAAAGATTGTATAAGTAACTAAAATAATACTGGGCAAAGACGGTGTTTTGTATTGGGTATTCTAAAAGCGTTGATGTTTCAGGTGCAAAATTTAAAGTTAAGTCCGTATTATTGTAGTACAAGTCCTGACCGAATGGTGTGTAGTTGGTAATAGTTACAATTGAACCCCTATCAAATTTAAAATTGCAATCTTGGTTGTCATATTGATACAATAGAATTGGCTTAGGTGTATATGGAGCAAACTCATTATTAAGAGCATAACCAACTTGTAAATTTGTTCCAGTAAATTTCTGCTGCAATAAGTTTTCAAATGGAAGCTCAATCGTATATTCTCCTCCATCGTAGTCATACTGATAAGTCATATCTCCATAACCACGAGAAAACATTTGATTAAATTGCTTATTTAAAAACGCTTCACTATCCGTAAACTTAAAAGATATTTTTTTGTAAAGTGGCATACGAGCAACATCAATCGAAGCTATGTCCGTGTCTTCCGTGATGTCTACAATCGCTCCTTGACCGTACCACGCATCCAAAGGCTCAATGTCATAAACATTAACGTCTGAACTAACGCAAACCATATTAAACGTCTTTAGGATTCCTGTAAAGAAATCTGATATCTTCATTTGTGGTGCATTGTACTCCAAACTTTGCGTCATAATCATAGAGGTTGCTGCGTTGGTTGTAGACTGCGATTCAGTAATTAAAGACGAACCACTTAAATAATTTACTGCATAATTTAAAGAGTGAGTTATATTGACTGCTTGTGTAGGTCTTAAATATACTTGATAAGAAATATTCATACCTGAAGATTGATTAACTACATCCAAAGTGTAATTACCAACATTAGAAAATTCAATAGAGTTTAATAAGTTTCCGTTTTGATACACGTCAATAAACGTAGGAACTAAAACAGACATAGTAAGAATATCAATAGATAATATGTGCGTCAGAACTCCGTTAATTTCAGTAAAAGTTATGGTATCAGCAGTAATGTCAAATGAAGAAGATAAGTCATAAATTCCACTCGGTGGGCTTACCGATTCAATATTTATTAAATGTTGCTTTCCAATTACTTCAAATTCGCTCTTGTTTTTGTAGTACAAGAATAGCTTAGTAAATCGGTCATCAGTTAAGAACGTGCCCTCAAATGTTACTCCGTATTTTGCTTGGATTAAATCAAAGATTGCTCTAACCCTTAATGCAGGAAAAAGCTCGTCATATTTTACTGCTCCACTTGTTGCGTGTATATCGTTTTGAGATATAGCAGTTATATCTAACCAGTTAGGAGACGTTGCATTTACATAATTAGATTGATAGTGCCAAATTCGCTTAGAACTAATCAAAGGATATTTTACATCATATTGATTTGTTGCATCCGTAATTCTATTTTGTACCTCAGTTCCTGTGTATGTATGATTGTAAGCAGTATAGTCCAAATCCGACAGTAAGTCCTCTCCAAAGTAATCTTTCAAGGTTCTGCCATCGCCGTAAAAAGTTACCGTATAGCTTTCAGGTCTTCCGTTTTTTAGGTTTGCCTTTTCGACTTGCAACTTACCCCTCCTAAAGAAAGTTAAGTCAATCTCAATAAACGAATCTAATCTTAAATTGTAATCAAATAAAGCATTGACATCTGACTGATAAAAATGCTGAAGGATTTGGTTGTTATGGTCATTAGCAGGAATCGTAAAGCTCTGCGAAAAGTCCGTAAAGGTTTTAGATATGTCTTGTACGTTTTGTACTGTGCTTGTGAGGTTTATTGTTTCGTCATTGAATAGTTCTAAGCGTTCCGAGTTTGCATAGTTACCAAACAAACCACCTAACGAGTTAAGATAGTCAATCATACATTGACCGCTTTCGCATACTCCTCCAGCATTGGTAACGGACTGAAAAAAGTTGTTGACTACCGATGTTGTTATGTTTTGGTAGCGTGTTGTACTGACGTATAAGTGAACCTCTCTGCTCATTAGATAACTGAGTTAATGATGTCGTATGCGTATTCAAATTCAAGTTGGTAATTAATCATTCTTGAATTAAGTTCCTTTTGTAAGTCCATTGATTTTGTATTGAGCTTTGCAGCCGTTCCGTTTACCAATATCTTTTCGCTTAACATCATTTGCTTAATGACTTCTTTGAAATCTTCATCAACCCAATCAGAGTTCAATCTTATGGTTTGCTTTCCGTTGACATTCATTAAATGCGTTTGACCTTCTATAACTGAGTAGTTAGGAAAAGCATCAGGCAGTAAATTGTATTCAGTTGATTCCGTGTTTAAGGTGTCATAAGATGCGCCAAAGAACCACTCTCTTTGCCACGCTCCAAACTTGTTTACAAAGTCAACTCTGACTGGAGTATATTTGCATTTTGTTTTAGGATAAAAATAACCAGTCCAAGCAACCGCTCCAACGCTATCAATTAATTCAACTTTATTTCCTACACCAATAAACCCTGTATAAACTCTTGGGAAGTTGCTTACTCGGTTTGATAAACCAGAAATTGTTAAGTTGTAAACTGAGCCTGACGGGCTTGTGTATCTCATAAACGTATTGTTGCTATTTGATACGGTAATCCATCCAATGTCAGTTGTTCCGCTATAATAGTAAGTCATTGGCGAAAGCAATACCTCAGTCAAAGACGGATTAGAAAGGTCAGTATAATATCCAAAGCCTTCAAAACCTTTGTGCAGTTCAGCAGAACCTACCTCTGCAAATGTGTTGCCAATTCTTCTAAACTTACGGATTTGTATTTGGCAGTATTGTGTTATCGTCGTGTTCTGATTTACTGCGGGAGTAGTTTGTATTGAGTTGTGATTAATGTACTCTCTGATGTAGGGCGAAATATCATAGTAAGTCGCAGGCGCATTAGTCGCAGGAATTAGCTTTGATAATACATATTGAGGAGCAGTAGGTATTGCACTTGTATTGGTGCTATTCCATAACCTTAATTCAATTTTAGTTTCAACTTGTCCCGCTACGTTTATAGTTACGATGTATGGACTTCTTGTAAATATGTTAGCCATTTTGTTTTTGTATTTGGTCTATTTGTTCATTGAATAATTTTAGAGCATCAAGTCCGTATTTTTCTACCAGCTCCTCAGGTAGTCGCTTGTAAGCTGCCTCAAATGGTTTAGTAAAAAACAAACTCGGTTTGATGCCGTTCATAAATACGCTACGAGCAATTGCAAATGATAAACTCTTTCTGCTTTTAAACTTACCCTTGTCTCTTGGTGCTAAACCTTTCTTAACTATCCATTTATCAAAAGCCTTTGGAGGAGGCATCTTGGATTTATAGGAGTAAGGTGTGTTGTACTTCTTTTTCTTACCTGAAACCCCTGCATCTTGAAACACTCCGTAGTCTTCCATTGCAAACTCAATAGAAATAGAGTTAGGCATTGTCTTTACTGTACCTTGAATTGATTGATACAAGCGTTTAGACGAGTTTTTACGTAGCCTTGAAAGGTTGCGCCTTGCTTGACTAACAACATAGTCTCTAAAGCGTTCTAATTCCTTTTGTACTTCCGTGTTTTGCATCAGCAGATTGTTACCTCGTTAGGTATTAATATGTCAAGTGTCATAGTCCACCCTGCCATAAAGTTCTCAAAGCGTTCAGTAAACGGCTCACAAGTAGGATTGCCGTCAACAACGTACTTATCATCCCACAAGTTTCCGTGTAGCATTAACGCATAGGCTCTATTTAAGACCTCCAATTGTGTGTTGAGTACATCTTGCTCATTTGAGTTGCCTCTAAACACGTCAGTCGTTGCAGATTTGCTTATGTCAACAATGTCCATAGCTATTAAAGAAACGTTAAAGCGTACAACATTGGTTTCAAACGATGCGTTGTTAATCATCAAATGTACAAGCGGAAAGATTGTCTGCTTGTTTAAGTCCACTTCAAAGATGTCTCCTTCCGTTACTGTGTTCACAATAGGGTCAGCTATAAAATGTGTTTTAAGTTTGTTCGTTATATCGTAAAATCCTTTCATCGTCTTAGTTGTCTTTCAAGTTGTCTTTGTTCGATTTCATTTTTTTGCTTTTCGAATGTGAGATAGGTAAGACATTTAGTAACCCTTGACTTGGCGATGTCGTCAAACCTTGTGACATCTCCTTTAGCGAGTGCATAAAGTGACTGATACCATCCCCATCGTTTGCTAAATTGAGTTGTTTCGCTAAAGTCTGCGATAGGCTCTTCTCCTTCTTCATCTCCGTCTCCAAATAGTTCAGTGTAGCTTGCAGTAAGTCGCTTTCTAAAGTCCAAAAAAAAACCGATGCTGCAATACATACGTCTAATGGTGCGTACTGCATTAGCTCCTCCATATCTTTGTTAGGGTTGTATTCTGCTATCTCGTATTTATCTCCACTTCGTGTTTTTATAGGGCGATACAAAACTGCCATTGCCTTGTGGAATTTATCCCAGCTCTGCAAATGAGAATCCAAATCCACGTACTCTCCAAAGGTTATATCTTCTAACTCAGGAATAAAGCCAAACTCAATATCGCCTATCATAAATTTAGGTGTGAATTTTGGCACTTGATTAAACAGTTGCGTGAAGTGTGCTATTAATTCATTGAGTGAAGTGAGCTTTATCTTGGCTACTTCTATTAATCGGATTCCGCAAAATATCTCTACCATCTTTTGAGCTACAAACTCTTCGTCAGTAGAGTCACGTTGCACCTTCAAGAAGTCCTGATAGTGCTTTAGTGGGATTTCGTTTAGTGTTGATGGTACGTTTATTTGTACTTCCATAATTATTTAACTTGTGATTCGTCTTTTTGTAACACATAGGCATAAGCCTGAGCCAGCATCTGAGTGTGCCTTCTGACGTTGAAGATGTCGTTGAATACGATGTTGACTCTTTTGCCTGTCTTGTCTTTGATAAATTGCTCTACTACCCTAATCATTTTAGGCAGCTCATCGGATGTTGTATTGTCCATAGTTAGATTTTAGTCCGAGTGCTTCCATCTCGTGGTATCGTAAAGCATCAATAGCGTGATTGTAGTGGTCTATCGGTCTTCTCATACGTTGACCTTGCTTGTCAGTATCCCAACAATATGAGCGGAGTTCTTTGATGAGGTTCGTGCTTTGCTTGGTTACTAAGTAATCTTGTCTTTGCATTACGTCTATGCCGTAGTTGATTGAGTCAGCTCCTTTCGTTACTCCTTTGATTGTTTTGCCTTGACGTCTTATCTCCTCTATTGATTTAGGTTCTGAGCTATCTGCGTAAATAATAACTCCTGACGGAAGTATCTTAGCTATGTCGGAGTTAACCATTCCTGTTCGGTAAACAAGTTCGTTTACTATCCGTGTTCCGTTATAATTGTAAATCTCAATTGCTGCCGTAGGGTCATTCGTGTATCCAAAGTCAAGTCCTATTCCTATCAGCTTTGCTTCTTTGGGTATTGTGTCGATTTCTTTCCAGTTGTTAAATACCACTCCTTCAAGACTACCTACTTGACCTAAGCCATACACTCGCCACCAATTAGCCCAATAAGAACTCGTAGCTGCTTTGTCACGATTCTTTTCAATTTGTGTGACAATACTTTCGTCTAAAGCCTCGTTATCTTTGTAGGTTAAGATTATAAAGTCCGTGTCAGGTTCGTCTTTTAGTTCCTTGTGTACCCAAAACTCATTGGCAGGGTTAAAGTCCAAGTAAACCTCTTGCTTTGTACGTATTGAAAGCTCATTGTATGACTCAAAGGTTACGTTGTTGCACTCGTTAATGTACAAGATGTCACGTCTTGCACCTCTGAGTTTAGAAGCATCATCTGCTGAAAAGAACTCTACTACGCTTCCGTTTTTAAAATGATATGTAAGCAGCGACTTATTTAACTGTTGGTCATAAAATCGGTTAGTCCACTTTAGTATTTTGACAAAGTCTTTTAATGCTCCCCTTCTTAGATGAGGTATACTTTCTGCTACTATGCTTATTTCGAGTCCGTCTTTACGTAGTGCCTTGTCAATTAACACAGCAAGGATTGAGTACGTTTTTGAAGCCGACGTTCCACCTTGAACAATCTTAATACGCTTTTTTAAAGCAAGTACCTTATTCGTTGCCGTTGTCCTCTTGTACATCAGGGAAAAGTGGTAACTCGGTTATTGTTTGCTCTACTTGCTGTAGCGGTGCGCCATAGCCTGAATCCATCAATGCTTTGTAAGCCGTTACATCGCCTTCACGTGCCTTTTTAATCAACGCTAACGTCATCAAATCCTCTTGGCTCATAGTTTCCTGCTCGCCTGTTAATGGGTTCTTTAGCGATTGATTTACTTCTAACCATTGACGTGCTATTGTGCTTCGGTTCTTTGCGCCTTTAGGTCTTCCGTTTGGGTTTCTTACCTCACCTTTTTTAGCAGGTATTAAGTTTTCTTCGTTTGCCATCTTTCTAATTTATCTCTAATTATTTTAATTCAAATGATGCAGTTATTCTATTCTTTGAAGTAGTTCCTTCTAAAACACCTTTTTTTGCTTCTGATACTCTACCATATCTAACGCAATCCCATTGCTTTGATTTTTTTAATGCAAATATTAAACTTGGTGCAGAAGTCATTATATTAAATCTTTGTTGTTCTTGTTTATATAATTTTCCAATTTCATTTAATAATTTTAATCCAATGCCAGCACCTTGATAATCTGGCAATATAACCAATCTATGTACTTTCTTCATATTCTTTACCTTTGGGTGCGGAAAGTGAAGTATGCTTATAAATCCTGCTATCTCATCGTTTACTGTTGCTATAAATACATTTGCAGCGTTGTTATGCGAATGGCTTAAATAGTGGTGCTTAGCAAACATTTTCCAGATGCTTTTATCTCCGTAATTGAATATTTCAAATTTGATATCTGGTCTATTTTTTTTTTGCCCTTCAAAACTTTGAAAGGTCATCGTATCGGTGTTAAATACCCAATCAGGCATTAGCCAATCTTGTACGTCAAAGTGACAAGTAACTGCTATAAACTTTTTATCCGTTTTTCTAATTGCTTTCTGCATAGCAAATGAACCTATTTGTGCAACGTTTCTATCTACAACGCTTGTAAACTCATCAAATACAAAAAACTTCTGCTCTTCTAAAATTGCACGTGCTAAGTCAACACGCATCTTTTGTCCATTACTTAAAACTGAGTAAGGTTTTAACCAACTTGGTGGACTTGAAAACCCTACTGAATTAAATGCAGATGTTATTTCTTCTACACTACATTCTTTTGGCATATCATCTAATACAGTTTCTTTCGTGTATTCATAGGATGTTATGTAAGCATCTTTAAATAATTGTTTAGCTATTGTAGTTTTTCCTGTTCCGCTTTTTCCTACAATTAAACCTACTTGCCATTGTTCAGGAATGTTTATGTCTCCCTTAAAGTGTTCTACAATGTTTTCTGATTGTAAATCAAACTTACCAATAACCGAAGCAACTCTAAAAGTTTTACTTGGTTTGGATTCTTTTATAATGTCAAAAGTCGGCATTCGTAACCCTCCTCAATTAATTTGTTATAAGTATTTTCTTGGTGTTCCTCATCCTTACAAATAACTTCAATACGATAAAGATTATCAATAGTGCTGCTTAAATCTTTTAGCTCTAAATCTTCATCCGCACCTAAAATAATAGGCAAATCTAAACCCCAATCCTGTATCTTTTCAGTATCCCATTCGTTAGCTAACATATCCCAATCCCATTCTCCAAAACCTACGTTGTCTTTTACTATGAATTCGTCTTTTTGCAGCTCGGTTAAACCTTCAGCCTTGACAATATACACTTCTTTCATACCTGCTTCCTTACACGCTTTTAAACGCATATTGCCGCCAAGCACGATGTTGTTCTCATCTACTACGATAGGTCGTAGCTCCAGCATTTGAGGAAACTCCTGTATTGACTTGACTAACTTTTTAAACTTATCGTCTTTGATTAGACGTGGATTCTTTGGGTTCGTCTTTACTTCGCTGATTTTAACTTTATCTACCTTCATATTATGCTTCGTATGCTTGGTAAATCTTTCTTAGGTTAAATACTATCTCTCTAAAACAAGAAGCGCAAGAGGATGGCTCTAAACGCACTTTCATTATTCTTGAATAGATTTCTTTTACTTTTGTTACTTCGGTTGGTTTGAATGTTTCTCTTTCAAGGATTCGTGTTTCCGTAAGCCAGTTGTACTCCTCTTCAGTTAGACATTCGGGTTTGCGGTATGGAAACCACTCATTGAGTTTTTGCTTACGCTCTTCGCATCCGCAGTCCTCTCCTGCTATAAAGTTAACGAGCTTCTTAATTCCTGTTACTTCGGTTATTTGCTCTATGGTATCCCCTAACCCTTGTGCTTTTTTCTTTGTTGCCATTGTTTATTTTTTAGTTATGTACCACCATCGTGGCTCTATTATAGTATTCAAATCTTTACAGTCTTTATCTTCTTCTCCGCTCCAAACAATTTTCAGCAGCCTGTACTTGGTTACTTCGTTTTTTTCTATCTCGGTTACCTGACCTTCAAAATAGCAGTCTCCATCTTCAACGTCTCTAATTATATCTCCAACACTAAATGTCATAATAAATCAAAATCGTTATTACTGTAATCTTCGTAGTCTTCGCCTACCTCATCTTTCAATCGTTCCTTGCAGTTCTTTAGCGTGTTAAATATCGAAGTGAGTGAGATGCCTGAATCTTTAGCTATATCCCTCATTGATGCGTTGCCTTCCTTGTAAACTTTAAATAACATTGAATCATACCAATGCCAGTTATCCATCTCTTCGTTTATTTTTTGGTGTATTCTTTCTAAGGCTTCGTGTTTTTCTAACTCTGAGTCTTCGTCTGCAACTCCTCTTACTTCGTCTAATGATAAAAACTGAACACTACCAGTTTTGTTTATTTCAAATGCTCGGTTGCGAAGCATCATCCACATTAAAGCAATGTTTGGTTTTCCGTCTTTGAGTATCTTCTCCTCGTAATTGTACTTGACAATTCTTAGGTAAACATCTTGCACAACGTCTTCTGCAAGGTCATACTCTCCAAATGAACGGACTATCTTAACCCATTCTTTGTGGTGGTCTGCTAATATTTTAAGTGCATCCATTTGATTAAATTCTAAACAAATATAGGATTAAATTCTAATCACGCAAATAAATTAAAAAAGCCACCTGTTAAAGTGGCTCTAAATTGTTTAAGTAAATTTCTCGTGAAACGTAGTTATCTATCTTGTGTAAGGTTGATAAGGTTACGTCTTTTCGCTGAAGGAAGTTGTTTAACTGAAACTGGTGCATCTTTAGTCCTTTGGCTTTTATGTCTTGGACTATTTGGTTTCGTGTTTTTACAAGCAGTATCCTATGCAGTTGTTTTCGGAGTGTGTCATCGTCTATATACATCAAAAAGGAAGGTCATCGTCAATACTATCTCCAACAGGTCTGCGCTCTTCAGTAGAAGCTACATACGGCTCGCTGAATGATGCTGAAAAGAATTTACCTGCTTTGCCTTCTTTTATCCATAGAGCAACTTCCATCTCTTTACCGTTTACGTTTACTTTTCCTTTGTAGTCAGGATGGTTGTCCATTCTCTTGTTCGTGTTCTTAAAGATTGCTCCTGTGTTTGTTTTGTTTTCCATTATATGTTAAAAATTAAATTGATTACTAAAATAATTGCGATTACTGTTACCAGTATCATTGTGCCAATAGCAGCCATTTCGCTTTTGCTTTTTTCTTGGCGGGTTGGTTTATATTCTTTTTGTTTCATATTATTCTGATTTAGTTCGTTTTGTAATTGCTTCTCGGTAGCCATCTGAAAAACCTTTGACATAATGCAGCTCAATCTCTTTCTTAATACGGCTTAAATAAAGCGTGGCATCCATCAACTCCTCAAGCAAATGGTTTATCCATTGGTCAAGAGTTAGGTCTTCTCGGTCTAATGTAGTTCCGTATTTCTTTAGCCCAGTTGCAGAGCGTTCAGCATACTTAGCCATAACGGATAAAACTACTTTGTCGGTTACTTCTTGGTTCATAGCATTTGAATTAGTGCGTTGTAATACTCACGAGCAAGTTCTATCTTTTCTTTTATCTGCTCAATTACTTGTTCGTCTTTTTGTACATAAAATACTTTGACTCTTCGGTTCTTAGGTATGTGTGAAAACTGATGTTTAGTCTCTACCTCTTCACGCAAATGTAAATCCTCGTCAATCTTGTGCAGTTTCCAATGCGCTCGCCTGATTTCATCTTCTACCATTTCAAGTGGAGTATCAACAAGGCAGTAACAAAGCATTGACTGTTGTTTTCCTGTGAGCCACATATATCCTTGAAGTTGGTAAAAATAGTCCTTGTTAGGAATTTCGGTGTCAAAAAACGGAAAGGTAGTAGCATCCCAAGAGCTTTTAACGTCTAACAATACATCTTCCGTGTTTACGTCAGGTGTACCAGTTATCCAATCGTTTGTAAAATGCTCCTCATTCTTGTAAATAAACTTTACGTTTAAGACATCATTGACTAACAAGATAGCATCATCTTCAACTTGGATTCCTTTGTCCGTGTAACGTGAGCTAAACTCTTTCTTGATGCCGTATTTATGTTCTAACACTAACTCGTGAATGTAAGTCTTTGCCGTCTGAGACAAGAACTCACTTTTAGAGCGAGGTGTAGCCATCAGTTTCCCGATAGCTGAACACCTAATTTTGAGAGCCTTCATAGCGCATTAAGCATATCCGTTTGACCTTCCGTTAAAGCAAACGATGATTCCAGCTTTTCACGTGTATACTCGCCTTTTGCAATGGCTTGTACTGCTGCTGCAAATCGCTTTTGGTCAATCGCAGGTAGTTTCTTCTCCGTCTTTGAGTTGTCTTTAGAATCAGGGTCGGATTCAGTCTCATCAATTAAGAACAAACCATTAAGAGCATACTTACGTGCGTAGCTTGATGCAGTACCAGTACATTGCTCACTTGACATTCCTTTGTGTTCTCCAAGCTCTGCAAATCCGTTTACTTCAAATTCTCCCTTATCAAAAGAAAGTATAGCAGTAGCCTTTAAAAATAACTTGTTTCCTACTTGAATAATGTCATCAGTTAAAGTTAAAATTCCTTCGTGTTTTTGTAACAAAGGCTTAACTGATTCAAGAATTTGCTCTGCACTTCGGTATTTGTATTTTCCGAATGCGTTAAAAGAGCCTTTTGGACATTTTAATTCTGCCTGAATTTTTCCTAATTTTTCCATAGCGTGTGTTTTTAATTATATACAAATATAGGCATTATTTTTAATTGTTGATACTTTTATCTAAAAAATCTTTAGTTGGAAGTAAAATTCCTTTACTGGTGTTAGAATCTCCACCTAAAACATCTTTACAAGTACCTACATATTTTCTGCACATTTGCTTTAAAGTGTCGGTTTTAATCAAAATACAATGGTCATCGCTGAACCAATAGCACCAATATTCTGCTTGGCTTGTGCTTATTCCGCTTTTATGACCTCTGCTTTCATACTCAACAAATATGTTTCCTGTATCTAAGCATTTAAAGTCTCGTTTTACTTCTATTCTTTTACCAAGTAGTTCAAATAATTGAGTCTCAAATTCCTTACCGATTTCTAAATCGTATCTAAAGTCGCTATTGTGTTCCATCTTTTATCTTTTGTTTATAGGTTTTTATAATTTCTTTTAGTTCGTCTACTGACCATCGCTTTTCTAAATGCGCTCTACCTTGCAATTCAATCAATCTTTCTGCTCCTATTCGTTTTTCGATACCGATTTGGTAGTTCAAGAGGTTGCCAGACAAAAAAGTATTGCAGTGTTCGCATTGTAGGTGGCAGTTATCTTCGTCAAAACGAACGTTTGAATGTCCGCCTTGCGAGTAATAGTGTCCGCAATTTTTTTTCTTAGGAAGTTTGTTGCAGCTTATGCAGTTCAATCCCTTATCACGCTCTCTTATGTAAGTGTTAAATACCTTTTGTGCTTCTTTTAACCAGTCTGATGTGGTTTTCAGGTCGTTTTTCATTCGTGTTTTCGTCTGCTTCCATTGCTTCTCTTTGGCTTCAGCTACAAAAGCACGGACACACTCGTCTTTTAAGCAGTATTTTTGATTAAAGCGGATAGGCTCAAACTTCTCTTTGCAGTTCTTGCATCTCATAAAGTAATGCTTTCATCTATCCAAATTCTAAATGCTCTCTGCAAGTCTACCTGCTCGTTAAATACTTGCTCTGCGTGTTCTTCGTCTATTCGTAAAACTAAACGGTCAGTCTTTTGAATCTCATCAGCTAACATATTGGCTTTGTTTTTTAGTCCTTGACGAAATACGGATTGGTCATTTAAGTCTTCAATGAAGTCTGCTAATACTGGCAGGAACGCTGCTAAGGCAACTAACTTTTTTTCTCTTTTCATAATTGATTTTCTATTTGGTTATACTTTATTTGGTTTTCAAGTTCGTGTTTTACTCGTGTCAGCTCAATGTTTCTATTAGCGAGAATTGTATTTTCTCGACTTATTGATACTGCGTGTTCGTAAAGGTTAGTCAAGAACGCTATCGCCTCTAATAACTCCTCTTCTGATTGCTCTGCTCCTTTGATGTATTCAGTTGCCTCAGGTCTTGTTTTTAAGATGTTCTCTCGTGCGTTTTGGATTCGTTTTTTGATAGTCCAAAGGTTTGCACCTGTTTTGATTTTTTGTAGTCCGATGTCCATTAGAAAGGGTTTTTATTTGCTAATCTACGGAGTTTCTCTGATGTGTTCATTAACTCGTCAATTTGCTTTTGTACTTCTTTAGGGCGATGAGGTGTTAAAGGGTCTACTCCGTTTATTTCAAAGCCGATGCCTGAGTTAAAATTACAATACACTGGCTCGTTAAGTGCCGTATGCTTACCTCCTGTCTCAGTATCTTTTACTTTCTCGACGCCTACCCAAGTTATGAACTTCATTGTTTCGTGTTTGATTAGCCTGTGTATTACAAACATATCATCGCAGCGATTTAAAAAGGCTTTACCTCCTTCAATATGGTCTTTCAATGGCGGCTTTAAATGTCCTTTCCATTCTCCGTCTTGGTATAGGTTTGCGCTTCTACCACTTTCAGAGTTTGGATGCGTGTTGATGTAGATTGTCATTCCTGTTTGATTTACAAATTGCCTTGCTCGGTTCATAAATTCGTAATTACCTGCAAAGCTCATCTCTCGGTCAAGTCCAGTAAAAGGGTCAATCAATCCTACATTCGCTCCACTTTGTTTAAATAGCTCTAATACCTCATCGGGTTTGTAAAGTTTAGTGTTATCGATAAACACGAATGACTGCTCTAAGAACGCAAGGTCTCCGCTGATTTGCGAGTGACTTAATTTACTGAAGTGCTTACCTCGATACATCTGAATCATATCTCTAAGGATTTGACCCTTCTGATTTTCGCCTGACCAAATGCAGAACGTTAGATTGTGTTTAAGTGCTAAGGTTAAAAAGTACCAATTAATCCAATATGTTTTCCCGACATTGTCGTGTCCTAAAATGATGTTTAATTGCTTTGGTTTAAATCTTAAATGTTCATCAAGGAAGCAGTCAAGTCCAAGACCTTGTTTTATTTTACCATCTCTGACATCCAGTAGGTACTGAAGTGAGTCTCCTTGTTTACTTAACATAGTCCTAATTTACGTGCTAACAATAATTCTTTAGGCTCTTCAACTTCGGTAGTCTTCTTGTTTTTAGAGAGCCATTTATTTGCAGTCAAATATAAGGAAGTATATTTTTTATTCCCTTTGAAATTTTCAATAGAATCTAACACCTCATCAATATCATCAATAGAATATTTAATTAAGAGTTTTTCTACATCTGCGTTTGTTATAGACAAGTGAGCGAAGCTCCTATATATATCTTTAGATATAACACTATCACTATCACTTACACTATCGGCATTTTTGGTATCGTTTGGTACTTTTGGTATGCGGTCGGATGCGGTCGCATTCCATCGCTTCTTTGCGTTTTCACTATTACGCTCTCGTATTCCTTCGTACTTAATAAGGTCTCGCTTTAAACTTTGTTTTATAGGTTCAAATGCAATCTCTATCAATGGATTTTCGGGATTTGGGTTTTGGTCATTTACATACTTTAGTAAATGCTTAAATAATTTACCTGCTTGAACATCGTCAAGTTTTTCTACCGTGTGAATAATATCACAATAAAGTAAAAATGAATTTTTGTCTTTTGCCATTCTGCGACTTTTAGCAATAAAAAAGCCCATTAAGTTTCGCAGTCGCAGTGCTACTCCTCAATGAGCTTTCAATAATTTTTTTTATAGGTCTGCGACACCTCTGCAAGTATAACGATAATTATCTAAATAGGTTGCTCGTGTTGAAAACTTTTTTGATGGTCATATCTTCCCTCGTTATTCCAGCGTCGGATTCTACGTAGCTTCTCTAAGTTTGTGGCTTTGTTTATGTCCTCAAAGATATTCCGTCTTTGTCTCGTAAACGTCAAAGGCTCTGCCATTAGTTGTGCGCAACTTTCAGTCATCTTCTGATACAATCTATCGGTCTTTAACTCTTCGTGTTTGCGTATCGAGTGCAACACGGTTGAGTGGTCTCGGTTTAATAGCTTACCTACTTCTCCTAAAGTTAGCTCCTGAGAGCGATACAATGCCCAACAAAGGTAATGTCTTCTGAAGACGTAGAACTGCTCTCTGCTGCGCCCGTTTAAGCCTTCTGACTCAATGTATTCTTTTACTTGTTCTATATTCATTGTGGTGTTACTTTAAATTTTCCATCATTATATCTGCCTGATTCGAGTAAGTCCATCTTCTTCCAGTATGCAAGGCTTTTTGAAGTGAATATCCACTCTTGGACTACTGCCAGTCCTACTTGGTATGTTAGTTTAAATCTCATATCTCGTTTATTTTTATTTCACAAATTCGTTTATATAAATCAAAGTCAAAGTTATCCCAGTATCGGTTCAATTGGTAGTCTCTAAACAAACCAAGTGCCCTCTTCGTGTGGGTTAAAGTGGTAGCATTGATAGGCAAACTCGTGGAAGTGGTCTGATGCTCCGTAAGTAAGTTCTGCGATAACATCTTCTGCTTGTGTGATTGTGAGTTCTTTGCTCCATTCTGCGGTTTCAACTGTCCAGCTTTCATTGTCGTTAATTGGGTTATAGTGATACATTAAATCTATTGTGGCGATGTGTTCGTCATCCCATCGGTTGTAAACATCTACTGTTAAGATGTGTGTGTAGGCATCAGAGTTCTTCTCTGCATACCAATATTTATTTTCCGTATTTTTCATTGTAGATTCTATTAACATATTTAGAATAAAAATTAGATAGTTCGTGTTTCTTTACAAAGTGAACTTGCGTGTCTAACGTCTTAAAATCTTTTACAGGAGGTTTGACCGTACTGATGAGCCACATTAAAAACATTGCTCCTACGATTACTGTAACTAAACCACCAAGTATCTGACGTTCATCTTGGTTGAGGTCTGAGAATAAAAATTTGATTGTTTTCATAGCGTGTCTTTTAAAAGTTTTAACATTAAATTGTAAAGTGCAAATGCGTGTTGAGTTTCTTTGTGGTCAGTACCAAGCGTATCTCGTTTGGTTACATACTCTTGCCAAAGTTTCTCCTCTTCAACAAGCATTAGTTTTGTGTGTTCTTTCATAGCGTTTGTTTAAATGTTTATACAAATATATAACCTTATTCGTAATTATCAACAAAAAAGTTACATTTTTTTTAAAGTTTTTTTAGATTCCTTGATTTTACAAGGGTTACAGACGCAATATTTTTTGACAATTATTTTACTTTACTTACATTTTAGTATAAAATAAGGGGTAATTCTTACCACCTAATGTATAAAGAAATGTAAAATCTATACCTTAAAGGGTGCTTATGTATAAAGAAACGCAAAATCTATACACTATCGGGTACAAAAAAGCCTCCGATTAAAGAGGCTCTTACGCTATGTAGTAGAAAACTTTGTCGCAAATATACTAAAAATTGTGAGTAAGCCGTGCCACTTGACCAAATTCTTTGTGATGTACAAATCCTTCAACTGCTTTAGGAACGAAACCATAGCCGTTACGATGATGCCAGCTATCAGTACCTGATGGACTTCTTAGCGATTCTACTGTAACTCCGATATAATCCTTTGACGTTTTGTGATGAACGTGGTGCGTGTAAACGTAGCGGTGTTTAGTTTGACTCCATTCTAAAGGAAACTCAGTTGCCATCAATAAAGGTAAGTCTTGGTGTTTCGCTCCATCTCCGTGAGTCGTGCCGATAAGGTTCTTTCCGTACTGGAAGCCTTTTCGATGTGCAATTGAGCAGTCAAAAGTAATGTTCTTGCAATCTTTAAACCAAGTCTGAATAACGTCAGCAAGAAAGAAACCGTGTGTATAATCGTGATTAGAGGGATTGAAAGTAAAATGTACGTCAGCAACCCCGATAAGAAGTTCAAGAATCTCAACATAAAGTTTTTTAGCTATTAAAAAGTTAGAGTACCACATTCCATCCGTGTCCTGAGATGTTCCTGCAGTAGTTGTTCGTTTTGGAGTATCGATGTGCAGAATATCGTTGCCTCCTATAAATAAAATCTTGTCAATCTTAAATCCACTTGATTTATCTAAAATGCCTTTGACTCCTTCTAAGACACGTTGTACTGCTATTTGGTTGTTGTATGTCTCTCCTACTTCGAAAGCATCGCAGAGCTTACCTATGTGTATGTCAGCAGGGTCTATGACTAATAAGTGTCCGTCAGTTGATGGATTCCGTGTTATTGTAGGATATTTTGGTACATAAAGACGAATCTCACTTAAAATAGCCTCACGAATCTTCTCGTAGTTCTGCTCCTCCTCAGGTTTGTAGTTTGGATTTTTAAAGAATAACGAAGCCTTCTTAGATTTTAGCCATCCGTGTTTTACGTCAGCATCATTTAAGCCCATACCATTGGACTCTTGTTTTATCGCTCGATACTGCTCAATGATTTCAAATTCATCTTGCTTCAAGCGGATTCTTGGTATCTTCATAAAGTGTATTTAGCAAACTTCATAAGGTATTTAGCAAGGAATCCTACGCCAAAGCCTATGATAAACAACCAAAGGTTAGGTTTTTTGTTTTTATGCTTCTCAGTTTTGTACTTAACTACCTCTACTTTTTCAATCATTCTTAGGGTATCTCGTTTTAACTTATACTCAATACGTGTCTGCAATCGTGTTTTAGGCACGTAGGAACGCTTGTAACGAACTATTGTATCTTTTTGGACTATTACCTTCTCCCAATAAATTGAGTCTCTTAAAACGTACGGAATTGAGTCTATCGAACTGACAGTAATTGTGTCCGCAATCGTGTCGCAGGAGTAACCTTTCTTGATTGCTTTACCAAGATGGTAGTTAGCTGAACACGAACTCAAAAGTAAAATCAATAAAAACAGTCTCATAGGTTCTTTAGCATTTCAATCATTCTTGGACAAGGGTAGATATCGCTTTTGTCTTTACGTACTGAATTATGGGTGTAAATTCCTTTCGTGTTTTTAAAGGCTTCTACGTCAAGTCCAAATATCTCGGCACGGTATTCTTTAGGTATGTCGTAAATTTCACACAAGTAAACAACCAACTGACGAGTGCTTTCGATTTGTGCATCCGTGTATTTGTACCAGTGCTTGTATCCCTTATATGGTGTATCTAAAGTAGTTACCATTGAGTCAGGTACAGGAGCGTTAACGTAGTTGTAAAACTTTCCGTTTTTTTCTTTTAAGTATCCCCAGTTGCAAACCTCTATACCTATTGATGACTTGTTGAGGTTCTTATAAGGTACTCCTTGTGCTTTAAATTCTTTTTGTCCTACACCTAAATGCCAAGACCAATGTTTAGACGAAAAACACTGAACTATTAATCCATCAGCACCAATGATAAAAGCCGTAGCTATCCTCTCCGTGTTTCCATTCCAGTAGCGACTAACTGCCTCAGCATTGCCACCCCCTGCCGTATGGTGCAAGTAGATTTGAGTTTTAAGAGATTCTTCAGCAAAGAACTGAGATTCCTTTAAACGAGCTTGTTTAATTTTTGTGATGTCTAATTTCATACTACTTTAATTCTTCCATCTGCTCTTTGCCTCTCTTGACAAACTGCATAAATTTTTCCCAAACATTAATACCAGTTACTGAGAAGTAGCTTTCGTTGATACTCTTGATTTCGGTAAATACGCAGAACGCAGTAAAGGCTTTTGTCAGGATTAAATCAACTGAGATGAAGTAGCCTAATAAATCCGCTAACACGAACTTTTCTACCATAAAGATAAATACTATAGCACCACTATATAAAAGGCTCTTAGAAATCGTATTAGAAAGCCTACGGGAGCGTATTGATGCCCATCCGTTTTTTCGTACGCTTCTCCAAATTCCAAAAGCCATATCAAGGATGATTGTAAAAATAGCCATCAAGACCATCGGCTTAACTGGAGCTAAGACTGTAATCATAGAAACAAGAAAGAGAGATTTAGTTTTCATAAGAATTAATGATATGCCAAGTAAAGTAAAATGTCATACAGGCTGCGAGTAACTTGTGGTAAACGTGTTCGCCTTCCCAAATTAATGCAATGGCGGCTGCGTAACCACAAACAAAGTACATTGAACCTATTGCGTCTTTATGCTTCATCTCCTAAAAATTGTGGCTCATAAGGGAACTCCTCAGTTACTGCGTGTCCCGCAAATGCGTGTTTTGGGTTCTTTGGTTCTACAAGGTTAGCTCCGAAGTCGTAAAGCTCG